CTGCGTTGCACGTGCGATATGTCAACATTTTTTGTAAATCTGAAAAACAATTGGTTGATAATGGCGAAATGCCTAAGAATCGTGCCATATCAGCAATGTGTGAAGAGAGTAAGTATGTTATGGGACCAATTGTCTATGCACTAGAACAATACTTTAAACAATTTAAAGGGTATGGTGGTGGTCAAAATTGGCAACAGACTGCCCACACTCTCAATGAGTGGCAATGTAATGGTTGGACTAAATTGATCCAATCTGATATTTCCGGTATGGATAGATCCGTCAGTCAACGCTTAAAAGAAATTATTGGACACCAAATCTATAAACTTGTTGAACCGTTTGTGACACATGTACCACTGGAAATTTGGGCCATTCATGCTTATCCAAAAATGACTCGCATAGTGTCTAACTATTTCGTTGACAAGATGTGTGCGACTTTTGGTAGTTGCAATATGGAGGGCGAAGTGTTTTCTGGCAGTAGCGACACCTTATTTTTTAATACAGTAGTTACTGCTGTGATCCAACGATATACCATAGAAGTGGAATTGAGCATTAACCGTGCTGAATATGGTATTAAAGCTAAAGGTGATGATAGTGCTATCGCCGTCGATGGTGGCATCAGTAATACTGATATTCGTGCTGCGTTTAACCGCGTATATTATCAAGCAAAAGATATCAAAACAACTTATGGCACGTATTTACCTTGCCACGGTAGTGGTATGACATTAAAATATTTGTCTATATCTAATTACCTTGACGATTTCGATTATTGTTCCACTAATTGCTATTATTGTAGTAATTGTGGATTTCAATTAACGCGTAAAATTGACCGTTTCATCTACTTGACACCTTGGTCAGATGCAGTCAAAAATTTAACACGTATTCAACAATTATCTTACTGTCAAAACTTATATGATGCAAACCTTTACTGGATGAAAGGTTTACCAATATTAACCCCCATCAATGAATTCCTTAAAACTAACGTTAAAGAAATTTATACATTGAATGGTGGAAAGAAACAAACTCGACCATTGAGTGCCATTGATCAATCATGGTACAATCAGATGTTTGACGTCCAGTATGAACAACGCCGTACCCAATTACAGCAACAATTTGGCAAAAGTGCTGCTTATAGCATGCTTGACCAAGTTAGTGAAATTCGGCAATGCTGTATCAAGGCATATGTGAGTTGGCTATTTAATAAAATGGGTCTAACTGACAATGACATTCTAAATGTTGAGAATGACATTATCAATAGTTCAGAGGCCCAATATGAATCAGCAACATTGCAATTAGCACTCAATATGTATGATGATTACCGTAATACTCTATTACTTGATTGAGCTTGAAGGCTCGTAGAGTTGCTCTACAATTATCAGCTAGTTTAATAACTAGACGCTGC